GATCGCCCAAGTGCGTAGTGGGGTGTCACTCATCGTTCCCCCTCAGTCCCGCCACGAAAGCGGCGTGAACCGCTGCGCGTCTACTAGCAAGGCCGTACTCGTCATAGCCAGCGCTCGAAATGAGCGGCTTCGCGGCTTCTATCCACGCATCCTCCAGCGCCCGCGCAATGCGCTTTGCACGACACCGCTCACACTCGGCCAACGAGCGACGGTAGACGTGGGTATCCTTCGGTAGATTGCTCCGATTGAAAACTGTGTGATGAACGTCCTCACATCCACATGGGCCGTCTAGCGCCGCCGCAATCTCCTGCTCGGTGGTGGTCATAGCACCAACTCCCGTTCCAAGGCCTCAAGTTCACACTTCACGTCGTCCGGTAACGGTGGGCGCGGCGGTTTCCGGCGACACCCAGCATAGAACAGCGGAGCGGCAACATATCGGATAAAGGGGCGAATAATCCACGCTATGACGAACCAAACTGCTAGGGCGACCGGCCAAAGGGCCATTGATATTTCAGCGAATGGTGGGTCACTGTCATCAGCAGCCGGAGACAACCACCCACGCCGCCGAAAGACGCCATAACAAAAACACGCAATGGCGAGATAGAGCACGGCACCAAGCACCACAGCAATCGTAGTCATGCGTCCTCCCCATAAGCACCATCGCCCGGTAACTGGATATACTTGTCGTACCGCCAGTGTTTCGGCACGTTGAGCCGCAACCCACCAGCAATCCGGTGTATCCCGCTGGTGTCGTCTGGTGGCCGTTTGAATGTCTTGGCGAGTTCAGTCCGCGCCAATTCATCCTCCATCAACGCGGTAGCCCAGGCTTGCCACCGGGACCACGATCTCGACGAGGATCAACAGTACGATGATCATTCACCACCCCAAGAATCGTGCTCATCATCGTAGCGCTTGGCGAGACGATGTCCATAGAGGTTCATGATCACCACGACCAGGAAACAGAGAATCAGGATTTTCATGTCATCCTCTCCCTCGCTTGATTCAGAGTACAATCATGGTATACAAACATAACAAAAACGGGCCCTATGTGGAATGGGCCCGTCTTCGCGCGCGTAATTTGGTGAAAACTACTGACCGACCACCTCTCCTCGCGCCATAAGCGCCATCCACCCATTTTGAGTCGCCCAGTGGTAGTCCGGGGAAAGCTGTGCGCTCCGCTCGCTTTGCCAGAGCGCGTACTGGACGTCACACTCGGATTGCGCCCACGGCCCAAGCTCGGCGTAGTCGAAGATCACGCTCGTCCCGTCCGAAAACTCGCCAATCGCGCAAAACTGTACGCTATCTCCCTGCGCCACGATGACGTTCTGTGGTCGGACGTGCAACGCCGTCAATTCGATCGGCGGCACGGTGTCCGTGAACACGGAATCCGGAGGGCTGGGCGGGAGGTATGGCATCTCGAAGGCGTGGTCGATCGAGCACCGCCAGGTGCTCCTGCCCGGCGTTGGAGCCCGGTCGTCGACCGTCCGCACGCAGCCCCGCACATACAGCGTGTCACCAGCGAGGGGCGCACCCACCCACATCGTATCCGGTGGAACGGGAACGTTCCCGCTGGCCAACGTATCTCCCGCTTGAGTGCCGATCACCCGAGTATCGTAGCTCGCGATCGGTCGCTGCCTTGGGCCCACCGTGGCCGGACTCCACGCCAAGACCAACCCAACCGAATCCCCTTGCTGCGCGAAGATGGCCAGAGCAACCGGACCCACATCGCCCTTGGCATCTCGACAGGCCGTGAATCCGTATGATCCCACCACTATGACGGTCACCAACAGCATGAAGGGGAGCATTCGTCTTTGCATGATCAACCACCTTTCCGAGTTAAGATCAATCCCAAGAAATCCGATCCTAGCGCATCGGTCCTCCTCGCTTGTGCGATTCCCCGAGCCACCATCCAACACCGATCGCAACGATGAACAGGAGGATGAGCTCAACGAGGGAGAAAAGGTTCATGGTACCTTGCGGACGATATAGGGGACGAGAATGATGCACAACCACCCGAGGCGCATGCCAAGATGGTCGGGCAGCATCATGTAAGTCGCCCCAGCCATCAACTGCATCGCATCTTCGGCTGAATCCCGCAACGGAAGCCACTTCTTCTTGCCCGGTGGACGGTTGCGATATTTGATGTAGGAGTCCATCGCCTCGAATCCGAACATGAACACGACGGCCGCGATGAAGCCAAAGGTGTAGCAGATGAGCGCGTTCGTCGCAAAGTGCCCAGCGTGCACCCCGATTCGAGGAATTGTTCGGTTCGGTTGCAGGGCGTAGGCGACGCGGTCCTTGAACTGCCATACGAGCTTTTGCCACCAGGTCTTTTGTTGCATTTCCATCAGCTGCTCCTTCGTGAAGGACAAGATAGGGACGGCGGGATTCGAACCCGCGACCCCCTGCTCCCAAAGCAGGTGCGCCGCCTGGCTGCGCTACGTCCCTTCATCCATGGAGACGGTGGGAGTCGAACCCACGTCCGAGCCAGGATCCACTCAAGCTGATACGAGCGTGCCGATGTTTATGGACCTCGGCGGTCCTGGGAGCGACCCGAAGGCCGCGTTCCTCCACCAGGCCGTGGTTCACGTCGTCGACCGCGACGTTCCTGGGTTCCGATGTCGACGCCGGCTCTCGGGTATCGGAGTCCCCGAGCCGACGGTGGGTGCGCCGTTAGGCGGCTTTCAGCACCGGCACGAACGCCGGGCGGATCGAACCCACGACCGAATGATCTTCGGCAGTTATGGTGTGGCCCACTTAGCAGCTGGGACCATGCTGGCTCGCAGCTCTCGCTTCACGCTGCCCGTCGAAACCGGTCGTCCCCGTCATTTATCATCATACTGGATGCAGACCCGATAGACCATGCCCGCGCTGTTGTGCGCGACGTGCACGCTCAAGTTCAGGACCTTCTTGGTCGGGTTTCCCTGCATCCAACCGTTAATGCGCCCCTCGAGCCGCTCAAGACAGGTATCGTGGATCAGGCGACACTGCAGCATCAGTCGAAATCGCCCCGCTCGCCAGAGGGCTTCTTCCGCCCGGCCTTGCGCGCGCGGCTAAACGCGATCGCCTGCCCCTGCGTCGCGGCCTTCTCCCTGGCCCGCTTCGCACCCGCCTCGTCGCCCTTGGTATAGGTAAAGCACTTGCCACCGTCGCCCCACTTGAATCCTGGTCGCTCGTTCTCCTGGCATGGTTGTACCGGCACGGTCGCTCATCCTTCCTTCCTGGTCGCGGATCCGTAGTGCTTGATGCGAATCGTTCGCAACAACAACGCGCACGCTCCGGCCAGCTCGTAGGATCCAGGGGTCATGATATCGATCGTTTGTCGTCCACCGCCGACAAACCAACGTACGCTTTGCCATCCCGCCACGACCGTCACGTACTCTTGGGGAGTTGTTAGGCCCGCGGCCCGTGTTATCTCATGCGCGCGTATAGCGCTGCTTCTCGTGGGTCTTCGCATACGAGGGAAATCTAGCGGTCGTGGTGACACCGTGACATGGACCCCCTTTTTGAATGTTCACGGTTCACGGTTCACGACTATTTACAGCCTTAGCCTATCTGGAAAAACACGTACTTTTGCATGCATGCATACGGGCTCTTACGTACGCGGGTAGAACCTTTCCTTCCTTTCTCTGCTTGTGCTTGGTGAGAGAGAGAGAGGGTTCCTATATACAGGCTAGGGTTATAAATTACCATGAACGCTGAACAGTGAACCATTAGCCAGGGGCATCATCATGGGCAAGCGTGGACCAAAGAACCGGTGGTGGGAACCAAAGCGACCGAAGCGAGGTGAGTCGGCCTATCAGACCCGCCTGCAGACCAAGATCGCTGAAACGAACACGGACATTACGCAACGGGTGATCGAGAACCCAGACTTCGATGGACCCTACACGCCGATGCAAGCAAAGATCCTTCGTCGGGAGAGTCACCTGGGATTTCCGCTCGCCGAGCATCTGTACGTGAAGGGTTGCACGATCGACCAGATTCTCGAGTGGGTTCCCGACCTGACTCGTACCTGGTTGTACAAGGAGCTTCGCGGTCTTGGGCTCATGCGACCGATCTCGGTCAAAAAGAGCGTGCCAGATGAGGAGATCGAGCAGATGGTTGAAGCCTATCTGGATAAGGTAGAACCGACGCTCTAACGAAAGGGTTCGAGGTCACTGCAATACGGTGACTTACGGGCCTTTTTGTATGTGGAGCATATGGTCCGTACGGGCAGCCCGCGTCTGGTAGGACACTTCTCCGCAAACTTCGCGGGGTTCCCAAAGACTACTTCCTCGGCTAACATTCCGTGTGGAGGGTGGTCCCTACGTACACACACCTAAGGGCGGCCGTCTTCTTCGGTCAGTAGGTCAAACCAACGTTCAGACGGTTCGGCCAACGTCCAGACGGCCAGACCAACGGCCAGACGGTTTTCCAGGTGGGGGTGGCTCGGAGGCCAGCCAACATGGGCCTTCCCAGGGGGGTGGGTGGCCAGTATACCTGGTGAGTGGCCATTCCTCCTGAGGGAGCGGCGGCCATGACCAGTACAGCGGAGAAGCCTGGCCAGCCTGGGAGATAGCGGCCATACCTACGGGAAAGGATGGTGAGAGTGTTTGAGATTGGCAGCTACTTCTACCTGCGGGCAGAGTTCCTGCCCATCGAGTGGGCTCTGGGTCTGGAGCTGTGCTGGGATGGGAAGGAAGGGGAGGCCTATCTCCGTGGGTCACTGGGACCGATCCGGCTCGAGGTTGGGATCACCTGGGCCGAGGAGGAAGGGGAGCGGGTCATCGGATTCCAGACGACCATCGAGATCGAGGAGGAGGAAGGAGAAGAGGACCGGCGGCGCACGGCGGACACCCCCCCTCCCCCCTCTGGACGAGGGGCCACACACCTTCGGTGCCTACACGGTCCCGCACCACATGAACTTTTTAACCTCCCTCCACATATGAGGAGCCGATGACCAAGAAGAAACCGCAAACCAAGAAACCTCCCGTGCTTGAACCCAAGGACGGGCGATGCAATAACCAACGCCCCGACGGCACGTTCTGCATGCGACGACCGATCAAGGGTCGCGACCGATGTCAAAAGCATGGTGGCAAGGCGAAGCGTGGGCCGGAGCATCACGCGTGGAAAGGTGGCACGAGCAAGTCCTATCTGGCTCGACACATTCCCCATCGCCTCGCCGAACGGTTCGAGGCGGCGCTCGACGATCCCGATCTGCTCAGTCTGCGCTCCAACCTCGCGCTCTCGGCCACGCGCTTGGGGGAGTTGCTCGAGAAGCTTCCCACGCGGGAGTCCGCGAAAGCATGGGAGGAGATGCGTGGCTGCCTGGTCGGCCTGCGCACGGCCATCGCGGACGGAGAGACCAAGGAGGCCCTGTCCATTACCAAGAACATGACGAACCTGATGAGCATGGCCCTGGCCGAGCGGGCCCTCTGGGAGGAGATCCTCGAGACCCAGGAGCATCATCGCCGGCTGGCCGACACGGAGCGCAAGCGGGAGGATCACCTACAGGCGCACGTCACGGCTGCGCAATTCAGCATGTTCCTCGCGTACTTCTACCGGGTCATCATGGAGGTCGTGTCAGATCCCGCTGAGCAGCAACGCATCGCGGATCGCATCCGGTACGTCATGGAGTACGGGCCGGCGAACCCCAAGGCCTACTTAACGGCCGGCGAGGTGGATGAGTGATGCGTGAGACCAAACCCAACGCGTTCGAGCGAGCGCTCGAGGAGTTCGAGGACAAGATTCGCTCGCAGGGAGCGGAACGCAAGACCGTCCACGCGCACACGGCGTGGCAGTCGAATCCAATCGGCTGGATGGAGAAGTACCTGAAGATCGCGAAGGAGACCATTCTCTGGAGCGGCTACGGCGGCGCTTATCTCACCCACGAGTGGGACGGCACGCGCGAGCCACTTGGGACGGTGCTGCAGGCGCTCGTGGATTGGAAGGACGTGGGGGTCGAGGCTGGCACCGGAACGAACAAGACCTACACGGCCGCGGCCATCGTGCTCTGGTTTCTCGCGTGCTTCGAGGGCGCGTACGTCCTGACTCTGGCGCCGAAGGAAAAGCAGCTCAAGTTGCATCTGTGGAAGGAGATCGGACGGCTCTGGCCACGCTTTCACGAGCACTTCCCGCTCGCGGAGAAGCTGGGACTGCAGATCCGCATGCGCCCACTGGACGATAGCTGGACGGCGGTGGGGTTCACGGCCGGAGTTGGCGCGGAGGAGGAAGCGGCGACCCGTGCGGCGGGCTTCCACGCTGAGCACATGCTCTTCATCACCGAGGAGACGCCGGGCATTCACATGGCGGTCATGAACGCAATCGAGAACACCCGGACCGCACCGCACAATCTCCATCTTGCCTTGGGCAATCCTGACCATCAGCAGGACGAGCTGCATAAGTTCTGCATCAAGCCGACCACGGTGCACGTACGCATCTCGGCGCTTGATCATCCGAACCTGGTGCTCAAGGATCCCAACATCATCCCGGGCGCGGCGAGCGTCGTCTCCGTTAAGAAGCGTGGACAGAACTATGGAGAAGCCAGCCGCTTGTACATCTCGCGCGTGCGGGGCATCTGCCCGGCTGAAGATGCCGAGTCGCTCATCGCCTGGAGCTGGTGCGTTGCCGCTCGGGATCGCGAACCCTCCGAGGTCGAGACGGGAGCTGGAGCGATGGGGGTGGACGTCGCGAACAGTCCGAACGGCGACAAGGCTTCGATCGCGTACGGTGAGGGAGCGCGGTTGCTCGAGGTGCTGAGCTGGGCGTGTCCCGACTCGAACGCGTTTGGGCGAAACCAGGTGGTCACGCTCATGAAGCAGTACAAGGTTGATCAGTCTCGCGTTGGGGTGGACAACATCGGCGTAGGTGCGGGAACGGTCAACGAGCTCTTCCGTTTGGGCTACATGATTCAGTCCCTTACGGGCTCGGCGTCTGCGATCATGAGCGAGGACGAGGAGGAGTTCTTCAACCTGCGTTCGCAGATGTGGTGGCAGATGCGGTTAGATTTGCAACACGGGTTGATCGTGCTGCCCGATGACGAAGAACTATTTCAGGATCTAACGACACCAAAGTGGAAACCACGGAATGGGCGAATCTGGATCGAGTCCAAGGAAGACCTGAAGGGACGTCTCCGCCGGTCACCGGATAAGGGAGACGCTGCGGTCTACTGGAATTGGATTCGCAAAACTCGGGTTGAAGCCACGATTGGTGGAGAGATGTTCGACCTATAGACCGAAGGAGTTGAACGACCATGCCAGGTGACACACCCATCGCAACGGTGATCACGAAGCGGTTTACGATCGATGATCCCTATGACCACACACAAGGTCCGAATCGTTCGCGCGGAAGCGACGTCAAGAAGGGTCCGGCGCTTGAGGACAAAGAGTTGACGTGGCTCGAGTATCAACATCCCGAGTATCGCCGCAGCTGGTTCAAGTGGTACGAGGCGCAGGCGCATTACACAGGAGAGCTGCTCGAGGAACACCAGATCGAGCACTTCCTCATTCGGAAGTCCTCGGCCGAGAGTTGGGAGGCCTACCGGGAGCGCAAGAACCTCGCGGACTACACCCCACACTTTTCCACGGCGGTGGACTCGCTCGCGGGGATGCTCTTTCAGGTCGAGAACAACGCGAAGCGATTCACGGGATCACCGGCGGTTCCTGGACTTGGTGATTCCAAGAACCTGGATGAACCCTTCCATCGGCTCTGGCACAATATCGATGGGTTTGGTACCAACTGGATCACCTTCTTCAAACAGGTCGCGATCGAGCTCATTCATTCGCACACGGCGTGGATCGCGATCGACACGATTCAAGGTGACAACGGCGTCGCGCGTCTCTGGCCCGCCATGTCCGTCACCAACTGGCGATGGGAAGATGGCCGCTTGGTCGAAGTCGTGGTCGAGGAAGTACAGGACGTCCGTGCGTCGATCAAAGATGAGCCGCAGTTCGAGGAACGGTGGGTGGTCTACAAGTTGACTGGTTGGGAGCGGTGGCGCAAGGACGAGAAGAGCGGCGATCCTGTTCTCGTTGACGAAGGTGGATATACCTTTGAAGATGAGATGGAACAGCCCATCCTGCCCATCTTTCCAATCAGTCTCCCCATGTCACGACATGTGGGATGGATGATGGCCCGCAAAGCGAACGTAATCTTCAACAAAGAATCCGAGCGCGACCACTTGCTGCGAGCGGCGAACTTCCCGTTCCTGTTGCTGGTGATGGCGGACAAGCAATTTCGCACCGCGCTCAACAAAATTCGACAAGGCGTTCGAGCATTGCAGGTCGATCCATCTCATGGTGGAAACCACTCGTTCATCGCTCCTGGGTCTGAGAGCGCGACGGTCGCGACCTCGGTCCTCGAGCGGAAGGTCGACGAGTTCTACGTCACCTTCTTCCAGTCCTATGGTGATTCCGCTCGGGAGCGTACCGCGACCGAGGCCCGGCAGGACGTCTCGGCAGGTGTCGGCGCTTTCCTTCAGCTGCTGAAGGTTGCGGTCGATGAGGCGGAGAACAACGTCATGAAGTTGCTCGCGCAGATAGAGTTCCCAGCGGACGAGCGTCGGTGGTTCGTTAACACCGTGCAACGTTCAGAGGACTTCCTGCCGATGAACGTCGCCGCAGAGATCGAGAAGATCAAGGAACGGTACTTCGGTGCGGACAAGATCGTACCTATCGGTAAGACGGGTAGAGCTGGTGCGGCCAAGCGCATCGCTGAGTGGGATGGTTTGGAGATCGACGAGAACGAGCTCAACGCCTCGTTGATTTTGGATGCGGCTTCGCGAGCGCTTGATCTGTTGCGCGAGGTGAGCATGCCGCCGCAGGCCAAGGCCGAGCTGACCATCACGACGCTCATCGCGCTCAACATCCTTGACCCAGAGCTCATGGTGGAGATGGAGGATGGAGAGGACCGGAAGCTCGTGGACGTCATCAAGGAGAAGGCCGAAGCGTTGGCCGAAGCCGAACAGAAGCGGATCTCACAGCTGGGTGAGATGGGCATGATCCCTCCAGGTCAGCCTGGTGGTCCGCCTCCTGGAAGCGATGAGGATGAGGACGAGGACGAAGAAGAAGACGAGGACTAAACGATGGCGAACGGTCCGACTCCGTATCGTCGGGCGCAGATCGCGGCACGAGAATCCGTTCAATCTCTTGATGCCGCATCCGCCCAGGAGATCGCTCGTGCGCTCGATGCTCATGCGGCTCGGCTGAGCCGAATCGTTCGGGGGATGGGGAACAACCCATCCGTGGCGGCGTTCCGCATGTCGTCTGAGCTCTTTCAACAGGCGAGTCGGGATCTGAACGTTGTCATTCAAAACGCGATCGCGACGAAGCGGGCCGTCTCGTACACGGAGGTCCTGGGCGTTTGGCAGAAGGCCACGAACCGTCTCGCTGAGGCGCATGGGATCTCCGATGCGTTGTTGGGGTCCGTCAATCTCCCGCCCATCTCCCTACTCGGGATCTACGAGAATACAGGCGCAGGCAGTTGGCGGACCCTTGTTTCAACCAATGTTGCTCGAGCCGCAACGGAAGCGGACACGATCGTACGCAACGCGTTCGCTGAAGGAGTCTCCGCTCGAGAGCTCGCGACCCGCTTGCGCCCATATGTTTCGGGAGCCGAGTCCTTTCGCAAGGCCTTTCGAGGTATCAAGGGACGTGACGGTCGGTTTGACTTTCGTAATCTGACCGGCCCAGAGTTGCGCTCAGCCGCTCGGAAGGTCCGGTTCAACTCGACTCGCATCGCATGGTCCGAGATTCACAACGCTCGGGCTGAAGCGGAGGTGCAACACTTCGCGGCGGATCCGTTGATTGGTGCCGTGCGATGGACGCTCGCTCCCGATCGTGGAAGCCAGACCAGTCCAGATGAGTGCGACGTGCTGGCGACGTCAGATCTCTGGGGACTCGGCCCAGGATTGTATCCGGTCGATCAGGTGCCGTTGCCTCCTCATCCGTTCGACCGATGCGAGCGGGTTCCGGTCATGAACGACGAGATCGGACAACCGTGGGGAGAGAAGCAGCTCTCGAGCGGTCTCGAGCGGCGGAACGCGCAGTCGTTTGGTCGGTTGCCAAAGGGCAAGGGCGTAACGAGCGCAGAAGGCGGACGCATTCGTGAGCGAGCCGAGCGAGCGCTCTCCGCACCGATCAACCAGGTGTTCGCTTCCAAGGTACTGGAGATCACGACGTCTGTTGGAGAAGTCTCGGTGGCGAACTCTGCGAAGGCGTTCGCTCGGGCGTTGTTGACGGCGGGTGTACCTGAGAAGGAAGCCGTGGCGCTCATTCAAAAACAATTTCCTACCTTGAAGAACCCGTTAACCCAGTTGCGACGAGCCAAGAAGCAGCTCGTAGGCGGAACTGTGACCGTACCCGTTCCTCCGAAGCGTGTGCCCAAGATTGCGAAGCGACCAAGTGGAACACGAACGACGGTTACGAAGAAGATTGATGGGACCTATACCGCACGAACGGAAGCTGCTCGTGTTGCACGAGCTGAGGAGTTCTTGGCATCGGACGGACAGATTCGGTCTGTCAAGGAGTTTGAGGATCTTGTCAAGGGCTTTGGAGTACAAACATCTGGCACGACTGGGAGCTTAAAGTCGGTTCCTCGTCACATTCTTGAGAACGCGGCTCGAGGACTGGCGGAGCTCAAGGCTCGAGGATACACCATGCCATTACGAGTTACCTTCTCGCCGAAAGTAGGAGGGAAGCAGTCGATCGCATGGTATGCGGGTAATGGACAGCACATGAATTTCAATACTGGACATACGTTTTGGAAAAATCCAAAAGTGATTGAACGAGAAACCTCACGCATGGGTTATCATCGATCTAGTCGAACGGGAAAACCAGTAGGAGGTTGGTGGGCAAGTGATTTGAATTATGGGACTACCATTCATGAGATGGGTCACCACCTGCACAACCTAAAACGACCTTTGACTGGGTTTTCACAAAATCCCGAAGCCCTCTTTGAAGAGATGGCTCGGGTATTGTTCGATGATGTCAGTGCTTTGCGTCCAGGAGCGGGTGTTCGTCCACAACTTTCGGATCTTGCGAAGCGGTTGGAGATGTTGGAAAAGGCGGAGAAGTACATTCACAAGAACGTGAGCAGATACGCGGCGACGAACCAGATGGAATTTGTGGCCGAGACGTTCCTTGGACTTGCGAGTGGACGAACGTTTCCTCCACCGATCATGCAATTGTATAACACACTTGGTGGACCAGAGTGGGTAGGTAAACCTCTAAAGAGCATGGTGCTCCCATGACCTCGTACATCTCACAGTGCATGAGCTGCAACAATTTTTGGCGTGATCCTGATCACGTTCGGCAGTGTCGCGCATTTCGTCTTCGCATTCCCTGGGCCATCTGGAATAACGAAGTCGATCACCGAGAGGCCTTTCCAGGTGACCAAGGGATTCGATGGAAGTCGCATCTGGGACAGGAACATCCAGGTCTCGTAGCGGATGATGAGCGTACCGGGTTCAACCTAGATACACAATAAACACTGGTGGCGACGTGAGTGCTGCGTTATTTTACGAGTAAGGAGTGATCAACCATGGCGGCTGGGCAACTGGACCTCATCATCGAGCAGGACGCAGATTTCAAGAAGGAGCTCACCATCAGTCAGGCGGGCTCTCCATTGAACATCTCGGGATGGACCTTTGCGGGAGAGATCCGCAAGACCAAGAAGGGTGTGTTGGTTGGCACGTTCAGCTTCAACATCGTGGACGGTCCCAACGGCCGGGTGGACATTACCATTGACAACGCTTTGACCGCCGCGTATCCAGCTGGACGTTGGTACTATGATGTGGAATACGTAGACGGCTCGGGTGACAAGAAGCGTTTGCTCGAGGGTCGGGCGTTGATCTCAGCTGAGGTGACTCAGGTCTAATGACCGCTCCCATCGATGTCACCGTGGTTGATCAGACCATCGATGTTGACGTAGTTGATCAGGTCGTACAGATCGACATCGTTGAGCAGATCGTACAAACGACGATTACCGAAGAGATCGCCGTCACCGTAGTTGATACTCCAATCGAGGTCATCGTACAGGACGACCAAATCTTGGTCGAGATTCAGGAGGCCGTAACCGCATCGGAGGCTGACGTGGCCTATCTCACTCGCATCGACGATCAGACAGCCGCCGATGGAAGCGGGTTCATCTATCGAGGCAAGGCGCAACCCGGGAGTCTCGATTCGCAAGCCGTTTGGCAGATCGAGCGGCTCGAGATTACGATCGACGTGGGCAACCGAGATGACATCGATAACGCGTGGGCCGATGGCAACGCGAACTTCGACAACATCTGGGATGATCGATTGGGTCTCTCTTACAGTTAGGAACGTGTTCACAGGATGATTCGATTTCTGTGGTATCCAGAGGACACCTACGCCATCTCCGAGTGGCGCTACATTGACAAGCTGCTCGGAGCGCTGGGCTACTATCCGACGATCATTGATCGGCTTGGTCGGTATCGGCCCACGTCGGCTGCAGCGCTCGCGTTGCCCCAGGTCGCGCTGCATGTTTTCGACTCGACGGAGGCCGCACGTAAGTACTACACTGATGCAGGTTACACGTTCGTCACGACCCATCCTGACTCCACACTCAACGTCAAAGACTTCCAGCACCCAACCACGGGCAATATCCTCTATGCGGTCGGGTCGGATATGGATGGGTTCGACGGGCGTTCGTTGGCACAGCTTGAGGCCATCAGCACCGTGCTGAGCCTGAAGACCAAGGTGTCATCCTATGAGCTGTTCGCGCAGGTAGCCTTGTCGATGCTGGCGATGGACCGCTGGTGTCGAACACCGGAGGACTGGGCATAATGGCCATTCCAGTTATCAACGCCGGTGGGATGACCCTGATCAGCGCTGCGAACAGTACGTCCCCCTGG